CATCATCAAGTAATCCTGAACCAGATAAATCTGAACTACCTGTAAGTGTTTGTATATCGCTACTTGAAGAAACATCTTTAAGAATCTTAGAAGATATTTCAGAGTTATTAGTAGAGGTTAGCTCTGCTAGAATCAATGCACTTGTTACTTGAGCAGGAGTAGATCCAGCTACAGCACTTACTACATCATCTGTTCCATTTAAAGAAGCAAATCCGTTATAGTTATCTCCTGCATTTACTCCAGCTTTAGATACTTTGTTGATAGCAGCTTGAGTCTGTAGTTTATTAAGAAGAGAGTGACTCTTCTCAGCGTTTTGAGCTTTTCTTAAATTAGAAAAAATACTATGAATGAATTCAGAAGACATTAATTATAATCCACTAATTGAGCTAGTAAGAGCTTTATTATAATCTTCGAAGGCTAGCCTCGCAAACTCTTCTCTTTTCTTTAACTTAGATGTTTTATTACTTGGGTTTTCATATTTGTCTAAAAAAGCCCAAGTAGAGTTTTTATTACTTATCCCCCCTTCGAACGTTGTAGAGTTAATAAGTTTTGTATATGTGCTAGCAAATGCAGCGCCGTTGGTTACAGAATCTCTTTGACCTCTTAGTTCATGTAAGATAAACTCTAACTGTAAGAAGAAATCATCTGACTGTTTTTGTCTAAGAGTAGCAAAGGCTCTTAACTTATCTTGACGGTAACCAGCATCCGCAGAATTATTCCATTGAGCAAGACCCCATGAATCTTCACCTTTAACATCTGTCGGTCTGGTTGGATCTAATGCACTCTCAGCTTGTAAGTTACCTACTATACCAGCTGCAGCTACAGGAGACAATCTGTTAGCTACAAAGAATTGCATAATTATAACTCTCTTTTGAGCAATAGTAGCATCTTCTCGATAGCTAGTTTTTAACTCTAGAGGAATAAACACTCCATCTCTACCTACGTTATTATCTGAAAGACTAGCTGCGTTACCTGATAATCCAGCAAGTCGTTTTTGACTGGTAGAAGGTCTTTCAAACTTATTAAGAGTACCAATTATAATAGGTGATTGAGACAAAGCGCCATCAGCAAATATACCAAATACTGTAGATGAAGGTAGCACCTGAGGTACTTTTCCTATACCTGATATCCCTGACTCTGTAGTAGGTAACATACAATCAGCCCAAGGTAGATCTTGAAAGGCTACATCTGGTCCATGAATTCCATGTATCCTAACTTTAGCTTTCCCAACAGCTGCACGTTGAGAGCTAACCGCTACAACTGTTCCTAAAAACCATCTTGTCTCGTCACCGTAATACATTTTTATCCTTTAAGAGCAGTTTGATTAGATATTCTACCACACTGTAGAGATACATTGTGAGTTCTTTCAGGAATATCAAGAATATGTCTTTTTGCTAACATAACATATCTACCTGTATTATTAGTACTTTCAGTTTCGCTATGTTTATATGTTCTAACTGATAATTGATTACCAACACTTTTATCTGTGTTGTTAGTATTATCAACAGGAAGAAATAAAAACCCTGGCATCTCTAAGTCATATACATTTTTAGTTAAGTATAAGAGAATAGCGTTTTTAAACTCTGGTAGTACTGCTTGATAGTATGTTGAGCCTTCATTGAAGCTATCTATATTTTCTAGAGGGTAATTAGAGGTAGAGATAACAGAGATAATTTTGGAGTTCATTTCACCTAAAGTTAATTCTGACCTTCCACTCGGATCTACTAAGAAGTCTTCATTAACAAGTCTTTTTAACTCATCGCGATTAATTATATTATTATTTTCTAGTAATTTTATAACGCTGTTAACTATAGAATAATGACGAGTGTTATTTACCGTCTCATTGCCCAAGCTAATATAATTATGTAAGATACCGCCGGCACCTGATTCTACTAATTCAAGAGTATCTTCTAATGATGTACCTTTGTAATGTCTTAGTGATGATGCTACTTTAGCTATATTGTTAAGAGGGGCATTTGTCTGAGCTTGAGAATATACAAATGGGTTGCCTTGATTAAAAGGTTCTTTTTCTAATATAGATTCTAAATCACATAAGACAAGTTTATCTGAATATAAAGAGGAATAAAGAAAATAAGGACAACCTGTGCTTGTTGTCATACGGGTTAAAACTTCTTTACAAGCTTGCAAAGGACAAATATAGGGAACAACATATCTGAAAGCTTCTTGATAAGAAGGTTTGCAATTGGTAGTGTCCAGATCTACATTAAGCTTATCTTGTAGAATAGTTTTAATTATCTGCTCACCTGTGCCTGTATATCCTTTGCTTATCTTTTGTACCTTATCATAAAAGCCAATATCTTCGATAAGGTCAAACACAAATACATTAGTGTAGTCATTATATTTCTCTGCAGAACCTATACTTCTTATTAAAAATGTTTTCTCAATATTTTTTATATATGTTGCTGGATAACCAAACTCTACTACTACCTTTTCCGTTCCTTCAATTCCAGGAAAATCAAGCAAGCCAAAATCATCTACTAGAACTAATTTAGCTGTCAGGTAAGGCATACTAATATGTTCAAATATACTTAACTCTACTGATGTTTGAATAATATCAATCTCATCAGATACTTGAGGACCTACTTTAAATTGTCGCCCAGGTATTTTTAATGAAAGTTTTGTTAAATCAAAACTCTCGGGAGTAAAGTTAGTAAGTTGATTCATTGAACAAGAAGCCTTTGATATTCATCTTGTATTTGTCTTGCTACTGCTGGAGTGAAGATTTTTATTTGGGATAGCTCATCATTGTTTTTTATAAAGACCTCTTGCACTGATTTACTTGTATATCCTAACGTGCTTAAACTAAACGGAAGATTATCTACTCCTCCATCGATTTGTCTTGGTAGGTCGACTATATTACCATTTGCATCTTCATAATGATGTATAGCAAGGTATTGTAAAGCATTAGATTGAGCTATGATTCCAAAACTATTTGGATCAGCTGCTGGTGATCCTGTCCATAAGCTAAGATCAGTCTCACCTTTCTGAGACCATAGCTCTTGAGAACCACCAGGAAGACTATAACTTGACAGAGTTACTGTTCCTGTTGCTCTCACTCCTCTGGATAACTCAGGCTCTGAAAACTCAATAGTAGGAGCAGTTTTATAATCATCTCCCCCGTCTATAACAGTGACTCCTGATACTTCACCGTTTTCATTTAATTCTGGGACCGCAACAGCTCCTTCTCCACTACCACCCTTAAATGTAATAGTAGGAACAGCTGTGTAGCCTGAACCTGGATTAACAATAGAAATAGAAGCAACTTCTATTATAGGTTTAACAATAAGATGTCCAAGGTCTAAATTCTTTTTTAATATTTTAGCTTTAAATGGAGGATTGTCAAATGAGCCATTATTATCTTTCTTAGCTACTAAATCACCAACGTAAAATTCTCCTTGAAGATTAGAGTTTGTTTTAAGTGTAATGTTAGGATAGTATACTTTAAGATATTCTGTTACTTCGGAAGGGGTAAACGGCCATCCCTGCACTCTTAGCTTTTCATTAAGCATATAAAACTGCCAATAGTAATCTGTAGTCCCGTATAATGTTTGAGAAAGCACATCCGGTCTTTCACCATTAGGAATAGTAACCTCAGTATACACTGCAACTTGATCGGATAGCTGATCAATGATATCAATGTAGGTAGTTAGATTTTGAAAAACGGATTGAGAATTCTCATTACCAAAGTTGTAATTAACTAAAGGGAAGTTTGTAAAAAAAGTCATTAACTCATTCCTCCCACTATAATGTCTGGTCTATCGTCTTTAACATCATTTCTATTTAAAGCTCTTTCTTCAATAAAGTTCATGCTAATATCTACTTCTTGAGGATTACCATCTGAGTGAAAAGCCATCGCATTGGGGTTATACACCGCATCAAAGCTTTGAAGAAAGCAAGGTAATAAACCAGTAGCTACTGGGTTTGTATCTCCAAACTCTACTCCTCCAGCATCACTAAATTTACCATATTCCATAGTAATTTTAAACTTAGAGGGATATTTTAAAGTTAAGCTAGTTCCTTGAGTTTCATCTAAAGCAGCTCCTATATCAGGATACATTGACATTCTAAACCATTTTATCATTTTATTTATGATATCAGCCTCTCGTTTAGAAGTAGGTATGAGTTTAAATTGGAATCTAAATGTTCTTAATGCAACTCCATTTAAAATGTTTCTATTGTTTGGATTAATAGTTACGCCAGTAGAAGTAGCAACCGCACCTGCAATTTGAGGCGCGCTGAACCGTCTAGCTGTTCTCTGAACTGCCGCGGCGGCCCCTGCATCTCCTAAATCTCCAAATGCAGCAGAAGCAATATCCTTCATAACTGATTTGAGAGCATCACCTACAAGTCCTACCGCTCCGGATCCTGCTGCCACCCCTTGCATAGCAGTAGCACCTATAGCTCCTAATTCAATACTACCATACTGTATATTATCTGATATCTGAATAGATTGAGGTAAATATAAAACAACTTCACCTCTGTTTTTCTTATTATTAGCTTTACCCTTTTTAGTAGAAAAACCTTCTGCTCTAAAATTATCTATTACTTCTTCAGAGACTCCAGCAACTGCAGCTGTTCGAAATGCTAATCCAGCTAAGCTTTGATAATCTTCATCATACGCTAGAAATCTAATTAGCCCCCTATAATCATCTTGATTTTCCAGGGGGAATGCATAACGAGGATTATACTCATTTATACCTTGCTTGAATGGCTCACTAGGTTGATTTTCGAAGTTCATACGAGTACCTATAAATAGAATTTTATGAGATTATTTATATGGCTTATTCAGGTAAATATAGAGTAAAGCATCGAAGTAAGTATAAAGGAGATCCTGATAAGATCGTTTTTCGATCTATGTGGGAGCGATATTGCTTTGCTTGGTGTGACGATAACCCTAACATTAAAGGATGGTCTTCTGAGGAAGTGGTTATACCATACTTGTGGGATGTAGATAAGAGGATGCATCGATACTTTATGGATCTTAAAATATCATTTAAAGATGGTAGAACTATACTTGTCGAAATAAAGCCAGATAAAGAAACTAAACCACCAAAACGTCCAGACAAATCAAAACGCTATATCAGCGAAGCAATGACTTATGTAAAGAATATGAACAAATGGGAGGCTGCTAATGAGTACGCTAAAGATCGTGGATGGGAATTCCAAATATGGACTGAAAAGACTCTTACTGAAATGGGTATCATGCCTAAGCAAAGCAAAAAGGGAGGGTTAAAACCTTTGAGACCTTTGAAACCTATCAGTAGAAAAAAAGTCCTTAAAAAGAGATAAATAACGTTATGTCAAATTTATTTCAGAAAATAGAACAAGACGCTTTTAGAGCAGGTATTACTCCACGCACTCAACAGTCGCGTGATTGGTTTCGTCGTAAGGTACAGAACATTAGAAGAGTAAATAGAAATGCTTTGATGAAAGACGAGCAGCTATCTTTAGGTAGTAGACGTATTATTGGTTCAATGCAAATGTTCTTCTATGACCCTAAGCATAAAGATAAGCTACCTTTCTATGACAGCTTTCCTCTTACTATTGTTTTGAGTCCTGCTCCAGATGGGTTTATGGGTCTTAACTTACATTATCTACCTCCTATTCTTAGAGCTAAGTTTCTCGACTCCTTATTAGATATTACTAATAACAATAGATATGATGAGAGTACTAAGTTCAATGTTACCTATAATACATTAAAAAGAGCTGCAAAGTTTAAGTACTTCAAGCCATGCATAAAACATTATCTAGCAGGACATGTGAGAAGTAGATTTGCTGAAGTGCATGCTCCAGAATGGGAGATTGCTGCATTTCTTCCTACTGCTGATTGGCAAAAGACAAGTGCAGCTGCTGTATATTCTTCTTCAAGGAAAATGATCTAATGGATACAATTGATCAGTTTAAAAGTTTAGTTTCATCTAAAGGTGGAGTTGCTAGAGCAAATGTCTTTAGAGTGAGATTACCATCTCTACCAGGGGTTGCTTCTTCTAGAGATATATCTTTATTATGTAAAGACGTACAGCTACCAGGTAGACAGATTTTAACTAACGAACGTAGAATCGGGTTGCAGTTTGAAAAAGTAGCATATGGATATGCTATACAAGATATCAATATGACTTTTCATGTTATGAATGATTATGGTATAAAAAGATATTTTGAGACTTGGCAAGATCTTGCTGTAAATCAAACTTCTTTAGAAGTAGGTTATTACAACGATTATACTTTTCAGATTGTTATTGATCAACTTAAGAAGGGAGTAACTTTACCTACATACTCGTTTGGTAACTTTTTAGATTTATTTACCCCTCGAACTGTAACAGTTGCTAATGATCAAATAATTTATAGCTGTCAACTAGCTAACGCGTTCCCAACTACTATGAATGCTATTCAACTAAACAACGATCAAGACGGTATCGTAGAATTAAACGTACAACTATCATATAAAAATTGGAAACAAATTTAAGGATGAAATGAAATGGCGCTGCCAAAATTAAACGATGTACCAAAGTATGAACTAACAATCCCATCAACAGATAAAAAGGTATATTTTAGACCATTTTTAGTTAAAGAGCAAAAAGTACTGATGATGGCTCTAGAGACTCAAGATGATAAACAAATCTTAAAGTCTATAACTGATACTATTGAAGCTTGCTTAGAAGAGGATATTAACGTAAATACGCTAGCTACGTTTGACGTAGAGTATATGTTTACTCAGATTAGAGCTAAGAGTGTTGGTGAAACTACAGAGATTTTAGCTGAATGCACACAATGTAACACGCAAAATAAAGTCAAGGTAAAGTTAGACGATATAAAAATAGATGTAAATAAAGATGATCAGATTATTAAATTAAATGAGTTATATACTATAAAAATGAGGTATCCAAAATATACTTCAATGATTGATAAGGATGAAGGTGAGACGAGCGTAACTAAGGTTTTATATAATTTAGTCATGACATGTCTTGATGAATTAAGAACTGAAAATGAAATTATAAAATTTGATGATGAGCCTGAAAGTGAAGTAGTAAGTTTTATTGAAAATATTACTACAGAACAGTTTGATATGCTTTTAAAATTTGTAAATAAATTACCAAGTCTAAAGCATGATATAGAATTTAAATGTGAAAGTTGCAATGAAGAAAATAAATTAACATTACAAGGAATAGCTGATTTTTTCTAATTAACCTCTCTCATGATAGTTTAACAAGTTATTATATGACAAACTATCAATTAATACAAAATTTTAAATATTCATTACAGGATATAGAATTTATGATACCATGGGAGAGGGAGATCTACTTATCAATGTTAAAAGATGACATTGAGAAAGAGAGAGAAGAGATGCAGCGTCAACAGATGCAAAGGTAAATAGATGAGTTCTTTAGCAGCAGTAGTAGAAACTCTACAAGAACAAAACACGTCCTTAGAGACTGTAAAGGACGGTATTATAAGTCTTGTCAAGGACAGTAAGAATGCTCGTATTGCATATGAAAGAGCTGCTGGAGATAGAGAAGAAGCTAAAAGAGAAAAACAGAAAACCAGAGCAAGAGGAGGTAGCGCTAGCTCTCCATCTGGATTTAGAGCAGGAGTATCACAAGGCCTTGGATTAACTTCACTAGCTGACTTTGCAACTAATGCTATAGGAGGTCTGCTGGGAGGAGTTACAGGAGCTGGATTAGCTGCAGCTGCTGGTATTGGTGCTGGTAAGCTGATAAAGAAGGGCGCTATAGCTGGATTAGTATATACATTCGCAGATGATGCTATAAAAGCAGCTTTTGATGGATTAGGTATTGCTGAAGATGATCCGGAAAAAAGAAAAGATTTAGAGAAAAAAGCTACTGACGGAATATACGGTTATATTGCTGCTTCTCTTGTTACCAAAAATCCTTACGTAAAGGTACTTGCAGCAGTTGGAGGTGCTTTTGGAAGTGAAATTACTGGATGGCTATCAAGAACGTTCGGTTGGGATAAGGAAACAGGTAAGGTTACTCTACCTGGTGACTTAGGAGAGTTAGACACTCTTAACCCTAACGTACAAACAGCT